TACGACTTACCACTGGCGTTTGCACGTTACACACACTGGCGGCGCTGTTCACGTTGTCGGCCCCGACCAGGTGTTCACGACAGACGCTTAAAAACCGAATAGAATGATTTGGAGATTGTAAAATGTTAGACCTTAACTCCGATAACAAGGGGAAGTGGTTTTACTTTGACCCGGACAATCCGAAAGCTGGCGGGGTATGCCTGCGCGAGCTTACGACCGATGAGAACCTGCGTATCGAGAAACTTACCGTTACGAAAAAACGGAAGTTCAAACGCGGTGCCTGGATAGAAGACACGACCACCAACGAGGAGCTGGCGTCGAAGTTACGTTTCGACTTCTGTATCGTTGACTGGAAAGAGGTAGCCATTGACGGCCGGAAAGTCGAGTGTACTAAAGACAACAAGGTTCTGGCTATGAAGATTATCAATTTCGTTAAGATAATTTTAGAGAGCCTTGAGGAGCTGACGGATTCCAACGAGGCGCTAAAAGAGGCGCGACTAAAAAACTCGCCGACTACGTCGCATGGCAAAACAGACCGCTCGACTGTAAAGAATGCGTAGATTTGTATCTGGGCAATCTGCGCGAGCCGCCTTGTGATAAGTGCTATGTCGAACTCGCACCTGACAACGTCGAGACGATACGGCTTTACAGGCTCGTATGCGACCAGGTGCGAGTGGCACCGTCAGGCGAAATCGTAGGGCTTGACTATGACGCTGTAATAGAGGTCATAAAGCTATATACAACGGACGTTCGGGATATGCTCGAATGGATTATCGTATGTTTTAGAGCAGAACAGGAACTATAAAATGAACTTCTTTAGTGCCGATGTTGCAATAAAAGTCGACGATAGCAAGCTGCCGGTACAGCTTGCCAAAGTCAAGTCGGCAACGCTGCGGACGGTGGATAAAATCAAGGCGGCTTTCGGCAGGATGGCGACTTCGTTCAAGGCGGCCTGGACTAAAATGGTTCGGGTCGCAAAGTACGCTGCGGTGGGTATCGCAGCGGCCCTGACTCTGGCGACAAGAGCGGCTATGAAACAGGAAGACGCTCAATTCCTGCTTATGGCGGCGCTCAAGATTTCGGGCGAATACACAGCGAGACTTGAAAAAAGGTTTTTGGCTTTTGCCGCCAGTATCCAGCAGGTTACTATTTATGGGGACGAGGAAGTTCTGGCCTTAATGCAGTTGCAGAAAAGTTTGGGGGTTACTGCGGATAAACTTGAGCTTGCCGCAAAACAGGCAATCGGCCTTGCAGCTGCGACCGGGAGGGATGTCAGGTCGATGGCTATGTATATAGCATTGGCACAGCAAGGCGAGTTCACAATGCTTCGCAGGTATATTCCCGCCCTGCGGGCTACGACTGACAAATCCGAACAGCTGGCAATTATCACCAGGGTTTGCGCAGAGGGATTCAAACTTGCGGAGGAGCGGGCAAAGACGACATCGGGTGCTTTGCGACAAATGTGGAATGTCATCGGCGACGTGGCTGAGGTGATCTGTGCGGCCCTTCTGCCGGGAATAAAGGATTCGGCCAGGGCGATTAAAAAATGGGCCGAGGGCAACAAGGAAGAAATAGGACGGTGGGCAAAGGCGGTAGTGGCGTGGATTACTTACGTCCATGATATGTTATGGATCTTTGCGGTTTATATGCAAGGGGACTGGCGTGCGGGCGTCAAGGTGGGCCTCGACACAGCCATTGAACTTTTCAAAGGATTCGGAGAGTCGATTTACGTCATTATAGACAACGTCGCCCAGCGTCTCGCGACGACGATTGGGGCCAGAATAAAAGGCGCGGTGACGGACGCAATTGATTGGCAGATTGCTTATCAATTGAAATGGCAGGAACTCACTTATTGGCGTAGTCCGTGGAAAGGAGAAGCAAAGAAAGGAGAGGCCGCCAAATACGCCAACGAGATCGTCGCTGGAATCAGGGAGGCGCGAATAGCGGATGCTTTAGGAAAAGAGATAGAGCCATTAGGCCCGCAACTTGCGAGAATTGCAGCCGATACCGCAAAAGCTATCAGAGATATTATACCTGCCGAGCTTGAAGATGCTCTTGGTAAAGTGAAGGTAGAAGCCATATACGAAGAACCTGCGTGGGTAAAAGAAAAGGCTCTTTATGGCGAGGCAATGAGAGCGGAAGCACAAGCTATGGAGACTGTTGCCAGGACGTTATATAAATCAGACGATGCAATGATGGCGCATCGTAAGGACATGGTAGCGGAGAGTGGCGCTCTTTGGGAAATGGAAGCAGCGAAGCGGGTACAGGAATGGGAAACGGCTAACGCCGTGGTGCTCCGGGGAATGGAGCAGGAAGAAGAAAAGAGAAAGAATATTCTCGAACGTACGGCCGAACGTATGTACGAATTCACCAGAACTTTTCAAAGTGTAATTGCCAGCGGTCTTGAGCAGTCCATGCGTGATTGGGATAATTGGAAAGACCACGTCAAGGGCATCTTCAAGGATCTCTATTATTCGGCCGTACGTATGGCAGTCCTCGAACCGCTTGCAGGTATGATGGCTGGAGGCATCACGGGGGCAATGGGTGCGGTGTTTGGTGAGGGCATCTTCGGTGTTCCCGCCAGGCCGGCCGGAATCACGCCAGTGGAATCGTTTCAGCATGGTGGTACGGTTGAAAAGACAGGATTGGCAGTGGTGCATAAAGGCGAGACGTTCTCCGGCGTCGGCGGCAGCAATATCGACGTGCGAATCCATAATGAGGGTCAGCCGGCAGAGATTAGTGCAGTTGAGAGCTATATGATAAGTGACCAGCGAATAATTGACGTGACCATGAAAGCCGCTGAAGACGACGGCCCGTATAGAAGAAGTATATCCCAGCTAAGGTAACGAAATGGCAGATATGACGGTCACGCCGGACGTGTTAATGTTAGCGTTAAATCTTGAAACGCCGACGATATTATTCCCCGCACAGACTGTGTTGCCGACGACGCTGAGGCTCGCATTAAATTTACTTCCCGTCCGGGCCGTAACGCCGTTTCCGCGTATCGGACGCAGGCCGTCTCGCAAGTTCGGCGACGAGACGATGAAAGATGTAGTATTAGTCGGTTCGACCGCGTCCGGCTATCCCGTGCTCAATAAGCAGTTTACTTTCGACCCGCGTACATTTTCAGTGGAGTTGCGCAGCGTTGTCGATGCAGATAAGCTCGTCGTGCTGGCGTTTTATGAAACGCATAAAGACCTCGAATTTCCGTGGTACAACGACCAGGACGACGCGTGGTATGACGTGTGTTTCGGCTCGAAACCGACGTGCAGAATGGACGGACGCAGGGATTTGTGGAGAATAGACCTGGAATTTATACAGACTATACCGTAAGGAGAAATTATGGTACGGATTATAAAACACGAAGGCAAAGAATACGTGCGAGTGAGAGACAAGTTAATCCTGGTCGATCACTACGACGCGAACGGAAACCCTGTTATTGGGTGTTGGTCTGAAGAAACACCAAATGAAAACGGTGGTACGGATTGTACTGTTCACGTGGGTTGTTTCCGATTAGGTGCAATACCACAAAAACCGATGTAGGAGAAAACTTATGGCAAGCGGAATGTACGACAGGTTCAAGGCGAATTTGATGAACAAGGTGCTCGATCTTGAGGCCGACACGATCATAGTAATTCTGATGAAAACCGGTCACGCTTTTACGTCCACGCACAACAATCTCACTGATGTAAGCGCCCAGGAACTCGACGCTGGCGGCGGCTATACACAGCAGGACAAGGAATTGGCCGGCAAGGCAGTCTCGCAGGCAGCTTCCACCAAGTGGGACGGCACTGACGTCGAGTGGGCCGCGGCGACCTTCACGGCCTATCACGCGGTTCTTTACGACGAGACGGCTGCCAACGACCTGATCTGTTCGATAGATTTTGGCGGTGCCAAGCCCGTGACGGCGGGTACTTTCAAGATCCAGTGGCACGTGAACGGTATCGTCACCCTGGCAACGGCTGCATAAATTCCAGTCGAATAATAAAGGTCTTCAGATGGCCGATCCTAATACAAAACTCCTGCTTCATCTTAATGGGGCAGATGCAGCCCAAGAGACGATAGATTCCTCGAACTCGAACCATGCTATAAGTTTTTCGGGTACTGCGCAGCTTGACACGGCTTTTAAGAAATTCGGATTATCGTCCCTGCTTCTCGACGGCAACAGCGATTGGCTCACTGCGTCCGATCATAGCGATTGGGATTTAGGCGCAGGGGATTTCACTTTAGACTTGCAGACGAGATTCAATAGTTTACCGTCTGTGGGTAACTATATGGCTTTGATTTATCGTTGGGTTACCGGTACGGATAATAGATGTTTCTTCTGGTCTGTCTATAATGATGCAGGAAGTTACAAACTTCTGTTCAATTATTCGACTAATGGCACTTCTGGTAACAACATCTATTCGAGCGCGCTTACGCTTGCAGTCGATACATTTTATCACCTTGCAGTTGTTAGGGACGGTAATACATTAAGATTCTTCCATAATGGTGTTGCGAAGGGTACTGGCGACATGACCGGGGTAACGCTTTTCGACGCCACAGCCGGATTAGCAATAGGTTCGTATCCGGGCGGAGCTTATTACTTCGACGGCTGGTTTGACGAGCTGCGAATTTGTAAAGGAATCGCGCATTGGACATCGGGCTTTACGCCACCCACAGAAGAATACATGGATATTGTCGAGCCTGCGACATTCGAGCTGGCTTTGACACAACATGCGCCGGCCGTAACTATTGATTGTACCGTCTTACCTGCTGCTTTAGCGCTGGCTTTAACACAACATGCGCCAGCTGTAATTATCGATTATACTGCCTATCCGACTGCTTTTGCACTTGCATTAACCCAACATGCGCCCGTGATAGACATATTTTATGTTACGATACCGCCCTTCATGGAAAAGGATTTGATCGACCCTTACAGCGGAGGCGCGTGGCTGTGGCTGGCCGAGATCACAATACCAGGACAAGCGGTGCAGCGTCTCGCACGTAATACCGAAGACGTGACGTATGACGGGAATCTTTTTGAACGCTTTAATTTACAAATCGGTAAGCAAAAGTACAGCAGCGACGGAAGTGTTCCGCGAGTAACGCTGCAAGTTCGACAAGACCGCGACCGACGGCTCGAAAAAGCAATTGACGAGGCGGAAACCATGCTTGGTGCCCATGTCAAATTGATCCGTGTCAACGAGAAGTTTCTCGATACGCCTGTTCTTGAGCTTGAAGCTGACTTTGCGATAATTAACACTGTGAGCGAGGCCGAATGGGTGACTTTCATTCTCGGCATGCCGAGTCCGTTGTTGCGTAAAATTCCGATACGCATCGGCAGCAGCAAACAGTGCCCGTATGCAGCACCGGGACTTTTCAAAGGCCCGGAATGCCAGTATGCAGGCCCGGATTCGACGTGTACCGGGCTGCTCGAAGACTGTATTACTAAAGGTAACGAGGTACATTGGGGCGGCGAGGTGGGACTCGATCCCAACGCGCTGAGGATATGATGCTTAGCAGGCCCGGATTCTTTCAATTCTGGCTGGCCTGGGAGTTGTGGATATGGCCGGCGCTCGTGGGCATTGGTAAAAGCATGGGCTTGAGCTATCTTGGTGGTTTGCTTTTTGACGACGAACCACCCGATGCGCCACAACCCTCGGCTGACAGCCAAAGTCGCAGCTGGACGCCGCGCACGACGCACCGTGAAGGGCTTGCGAGGACAAGAGCCTGTGGTAAGAATCTGCATCATGGCAACATCGTGGCCTCGTGGACGGACGTCGTCGATAATCGCGAGGTGCTGTACGTAATCGTCGATCACGGGGACGGCCCCACGAAAGGAATCGTCGGCGGCCAGGTCTATCTCAACGATCAGCCGGTCGGGAATTTCGGCGACGTGGTCGTGCAGGAACGTCTCGGTACGACAGATCAGACCGTCATGGCGGGGTTTGAGAAGACAAAGATTGAGTATCCTTTGAACCAACAAGCTCTATACGACGACGTGCACGTTTTTACCACGCCGAACGACAACTTCGACGACATAGAATACACCTTACACTTCCCGCAGGGAATCATAAAGTACAAAAAAGACGGCCGCGACCGTAACTCGTCCTGCCACTTCCGTGTACGTATCTCCGTAGCTGGTACAGATTCGTGGACAACGCTCATGGACGGGTTCGTAGGTTCCTTTAGGACTGTGGATCCGTTGTTTCTGCTATACAAAGTCTCTGAGCAGGGTTTTAATTGTATTCGCGGGACGCGATACGACCTGGAAATCACGAGAAAGAGTCCGGTCAGCGCGCGCATTCACAACACGTCGTATATCCGGTCGGTGCGCGAGGTGATAGATATTCCGTTCACCAGGCCGGGTAAGGCGCTGGTCGGTATAAAGGCCGTCGCGACCGGCCAGCTGAGCGGCAATCTCGATGTCAAGGTGATTCGCGAAGACAGGCTTATCAATGTTTTCGACGGCGCGACGTGGGCCATAGAGTACTCGCGTAACAGGGCGTGGGTTGCCTTTGATACTCTTACGCAGCCGGTTATTAGTGGCAGCTCTCCACCATACACTATCGAACGCTATGAAGGTATCGATCCGACCAAAATAGACATTGCGTTCTTTTATGCCTGGGCACAATACTGTGAAGCACTGATTCCCGACGGTTACGGCGGTACGGAGTTACGCTTTGCATGCGACATTATCGTTGATTACCAAACAGATATATGGACGCTGGCAAACGAGATTGCAAACGTCGGCAGGGCGTCGCTCTATTGGAAAGGATACATATTAACCGGGTGGATCGATACGGTGGTTATTACACCCATAGACTTGGTGACAATGGACAACACGATGGCCAAGTCCTGGAAGAACATGCGCACTGGTAAAGATGAGTTTGCCGGACAAATAGAAGTTTTTTTCAAGGACTCCCGGCTGGGCTACGAGAGGACGTCCGCATCGTGGTCGAACGAGAACGCAGGTATATATACGAATATAGTCTCCATTGAGGGCGTAGGCATTACAACGCGCGGCACGGCGGTTCATGTTGCGAACCATTTGCTCCTGCGCATTCAATTGATAACTAACACTAATCAATTTCGCATGCACAAGGACGCGTTCCGCTACACCTTGGGTAAGGTTATAAGATTACAACAGCGAACACCGGACTGGGGACACGCTTACAAGGTGGAGTCGTCGGCGGCGAGCGACGTGGTAACGCTTCACAGGGCACCGGGTCTCAACGTGAAGCCGGGCGACACCCTCTATGTCAGAACCTACGACGACGACGCAAAACAAGTCGTTACCGACGATTACGTGGTACAGGGTATTGACGGCAAAGACGTGACCGTTACTACGGCCTGGGACGTTATTCCCGTTAGGGGAAATCTCGTTGCGATTGGCCGGGCGGGAGACATTAAGCTCCGGCGAATCATTAAAATTGAGCCTGACGTAAAGAATCATTTCAACGTGACCGTCGAGACTTACGACGTGAACCTTTTCGACGCCGACGACCTGGATCCGATGCTTCCCGACAAAAACTACGTGTGGCCGGCACCGGCCAGACCGCTGAACGAATACATGACGCAGGAGGGCGTCAGCGACATAGTTAATCAGCTTGCCCCGCCGTTGATCGATACTGACATGCCCACGACGAGCAATCTGAAGTTTACCGGCTCTGGCGGCGATACGGTAACATGGACTGCGGAGGACGCCGACGAGCCTATCCAATTCAACTACAAAGGGACTGAACATGAGATAACGCCAAACTCCACTGTCAACGAGTTCATTTATTGGAATCCTGGTTCGCCAACGAGTTTCTTGAACACCAATAATGCTGCGGTAGCGGCTGCGCCTGGTAACTGGGTCGTGTGCAGGAACAATGCCGGTGTTGTGGAATCAGCTCAGGCGATGCAGATCATTCACGGTGGTCTAATCCAGGCGGGCACAATCACAGCGGCTTATGCGCAGATCGCCGCCCTGGCGGTCGTGACGGGTAATATTGCCAACCTGGCAGTGACGGCTGCAAAAATTGGCGCATTGGCAGTGACCAACGCCAAGATTGGTAACTTACAAGTTGATTCGGCAAAGATCGCAAACCTGACCGTAGGCGGGGACAAAATAACAGCATGGGCGACGCACAGGGGAAGCGACAATACCGGCGCTTATCACGGCATAGGTGGTGCTGGGTCTTGGGTCACGATTCTGTCAACGACGATTCCCAGTATAGGTAACATGATTAGCGTCGCCTGCAAGGTCAAGCTGACGCACTCAGGCGTGTCGCTGGACGGCGTCGCCTGGCGACTGGTACGAGGAGCTACGGTGGTCGATTATGGCAGCTCTGCCAGCTCATCGGCGGACGGCGACACCATCTCGCCGTTTATGCAGTCGTTGGAGGTGCCGGGATCCGGGAACAAGACCTACTCACTTCAATGTAAAGAGCTGGCCGGTACCGGGTGGAATGTAATATCTTCCGTACTACATGCGGTGGAGCATATAGGTAAGTAAGGATCGTTTCTAAGCCCCTAAAAACAAAAGAGGCTACCATTACACCTAAAAAGTCGAGATCGTCGCTCCAGGGCCGTGCTGAGGCCCGGTTGGGTAGTATGCCCCCCTCCCTGACCCGACAAATTCCCACGCCGTGGGAAAATTCAAGCCCAGTGGAGCAAAAAGGACGAAAGTCCGACAAGTCCGACCTATACTGACCTTTGAATTGTTTGACACCGTCAAACTTTACAGAAGCAGAAAAAAACTTACAATATTTTTATTTTTGTCTTGACAACCCTCATAAAAACCATATAATCGATAGTATGAATGTTGAATACTATAACCTCAATTTACGGACAAATCCCTCAGAGGCCATATCCCTTGTGGTATTCGGCATTCATGCTCTGGGGGATTTCTTTTTTGCAGGGATGTACGATCTTGCGGCTAAGGGGGCCGGGAATGGGTAACGGATTTACAAAACTTTTTAGTAGTATAGTTTCATCGAGCATATGGGAAGAGGATAATTATACTCGGATAGTTTGGATCACGATGCTGGCTATGGCAGACAAAGATGGCAACGTGATGTGTGATATTCGGCGATTTGCAAAGATGGCAAATATACCTCTCAATAAATGCAAGATGGCAATATCCAAATTGTCCACGCCAGACCCTTCAAGTCGAACACCAGATAATGAAGGACGACGAATAAAGAGCGTTCAGGGCGGATGGTTCATTTTGAACTACCAATTATACCGCGAAAAAGCACGAGCTACTAAGCGACGCAAGTATTTACGTGACAAAAAACGCGAAGAACGGGCCAAAAAGCCCGATGTCAACACTATGTCAACAACTGTCAACAATAGTCCACACTGTCAACCGATAGCAGAAGCAGAAGCAGAAGCAGAAGCAGATAATAGCGCTGCTGCGCAGCTTACGCGCGATTTCGATGACTTTTGGAAAGATGTTCCTCACAAAATAGGCAAAGGCAAAGCCAGAAAAGCATATCTGAAAGCCCGAAAGAAAGCATCAAAAGAGAAAATTCATGCCGGGCTGCCGAAATACCAGGCTTATGAGAAGCAACGTGAAGAACAGAATCGTACTGGCGATTTTCGCCCCCTGCACCCTGCGACTTGGCTGAATGAGGGGCGTTGGGACGATGAATTGACTACACAGCATGAATCCACGGCCGAGCAAATAGCAAAAATCCGGGCGGAACAATGACCGATATAGAAGCGAACAGAATCATAGACGATGTTATCAAAGCTCATTGGCCGACGTGGGAGTTTTCACAGGAGGAAACAAGAGTTTGGTTGCGAGAGTTGGGTAAGTATGATTTTAGCCGAGCAAGGACAATGATAGGTGAATTTTACATGCGCCGGACTCGGCAGGGCAAACCAGCGCCGGGAAACCTATTGGCTGCGATGCGAAAATCCCTAATACCACGAAATACAGAAAACGAGCCTTTGCATGTATATGAGATAGTCAAGATGGGCAATAAGCGAGGATACAGGTTTGCGATGAACCGGAAAGACTTGCCACCCAGTACACAAGAAATGGAAGAAACAGCAGAAAAATCTCGCTTGGAAATAATAGAGATGAACCCTAATGAACAATGGATAATTTTACGGAAATGGAAGCAATATTATCCCGAATGAGCGGCCGAGTCCGGGGGAAAATAATATTTTAATTTTGTAGGAGACAGTAAGATGAAAAGAGTAGCGTTGACAATTTGTTTGGTAGTAGCGTTTCTTTCAGGAGGATGTAATTACGTTGGAGTGACAGGTGGTGGGACAAGTTTCGCCATAGAGTTTGAAAGTCCACCCCCAGACAAACCGAAGCCAAAGCCCGGAGAACGTGACCTGATGCTCACAGGTGGTTTTACGGTCATAGACAGTGATCTTAAAACCAGATGGTCGAGAGTCGATCCGGAAATGGGCGGATTTATTAAGTTCGGCTGGGAAGTCATGCCGGACACAGGATTTTTTATAAACTTTCTTGGCGGTGCTACATGGTGCCGTTACACGAAAGTTTATAAAACTGTCGAACGACGCGGATTAGAAGAATTGGAATGGTATGAGTTATTCGGCGGCGGCATAACTTACGTTATCAACGACGAGGACTTTTGCCTCACAACTGCTTACGATAACAGAAGGGGTTTTACGTTAGGTGCTGGTTGGCGATTCTAAGGAAAATAATATTTTAGTTGACAAGCCCGCACAAACCCTGCTATTATGAGTACAGACCAATAGAATTTTGTTTGGGGAAGTATTTTGAAAGCAAATCTTTTGAAAAGGAAAGACAAGCGCAATAGACGTTTACTTGCTATCTCAATGGCGAGAAATGGTGATTGGAGCTTTGCCGAGATTAAAGCGAAAATCGGAGGCCATTTGACGCCAAAAATGCTTGAATTGTGGTGTTCGCCGCCCAAAAAAGACAATCACGGAAAAGCGCAGAGACGAGCGAGAAACGAGAGGAATCGTCTTAGAAATCTTAGAAAGAAGGCTAAAGCCAGGAAAACCGCCGAGGTTGAACGTCGCAAGAGAACATTTGCCAATTGGAAGGATACAGAGCTTGACAAATTACGCCAAACCCCGGAATACCAGGAATGGCGCGTTGCTGTTCTTGAACGCGATTCATACACTTGCCAGCATTGCGAGAAAACAGGTGGCAGTCTTCATGCCCATCATATCAAGACATTCAAGATGCACGAGGAATTGAGATATGACGTTGATAATGGTGTTACATTATGTCAG